TATTGCGTTTGTAACCTCTGAAACTTGACCGGGAAATTTTAGTTGGTCAGGCTGTTCTGACATTCCTAGTGAGTATTGAGGTATAGTTTGTGTTATGCCTGCCATTATCTCCTTAGATTTCTAAATGGTTGATAGGTTTGGTAGTGAGTTTCATCATCAAATCCAAACATGCTGTGATCTGCCTGATTGCACTCATATTCCATAAGAGCTGCACGAGATAAAGCTTCTTGCTGAGCTAGTAACTTTACAAGCTGTGGGTTAGCAACAAGCTGTGTAGCTGCTGCTCTAGATGCTCTGTAGGTGATATAACGTCTAAATGATGTAGGTAGATCTTCAAACTTATACAAGCGTACAACATCAAGATCAAGGTCTTCTGTAAATACATCTGTGTGTTTTATCTTATCATATATCTTACCATCTCGACGTACTAGATCTTTACGTCTGTCAAAACGGTTGTCGTGTAAATCCATAGACAATATATCATTACCTATAGAAATGTTACCGTTTGTATCTGGACTAAACTTGACGTGTTTCTCTGTGTTGAAGTGCCACCCCTCTGCCTGCGTGTCTACGTTGGCATCGCGGAGTAGGTTAAATATAAATGATATTTCTGGGTTGTCAAAGTTTAGTGTTGTTATAGGTGATTGACCTATAGCCCCCAGTATATTATTTACTGCGGACAGTTCTGTGTCGATGTCAATAGTTGTGGAAGCCATAAGAAAAAAGGGAGCCGAAGCCCCCGTATAAAAGTGTAAATTAAGCGTCGAAATCTGTTGTGTTTGCAGCACCAGTTGCAGAAGAAACTGCTTTACCGGCAATCAACTCAACAGCACTTGCTGGGTTTAGAGAATCTGCTCCCATAGCTAGACGACCTAAGATAACGTCTCCTTGGTATACCACTGAGATGTCTCCAGATGTTGTCTGAACTTGTGGGCCGATTGCTTCAACACATGCAGCAGCCTCTTTCTGGAAGATTAAGCCACAGCTGTTATCGAAGTTGTCGCTGTTACCGTATGTGTTAACAGTCTTAGTTGAAGATGAACCGGATCTTTCATCACCCATTGTTTCACCTACGAAGTCACCATTGTTAAGTGGTGCAGCTGTTCCGGGATCTGTAGCAGATGCAGAACCGCCAAGCTTTGTACCGAACTTACCGAAGAATGGGATGTTCATTGACTTGAAGATCTGGATACCAGCGATCTCGATGATGCCGTTACCAGACTGCAATGCGTCTCCTCTTTCGTTACGGTTGATTAGTCCGTTAGTTTCTACGTTCTGTATAAGAGCGTAGTACTGTCTTGGGTTAAGAACAGCAACTCTACCTTCACCAGAAACTCCTTTCTCGTCTAAGATCGCAGCAGCGTCATAGAAAGCTGTGATAAGGAATCCAGCGTTGTACGCATCAGAAGCCTGTGCGTTTGTGCCTACACGTAGCTGTGTTCCACCGGGTTCTTCAAAGTTATTCTTTGAGATAGGGTGTGCTGTACGTGCAGCCTTTGTGATAGCTCTGAAGATCTTTCTGTCATACTGCTCTGCAAGAGCGTATCCGATCTTTCTAGAGATCTCACCTCTCAAATCATAGTGTGAGAGTGTTTCATCTAGCTCATAGACAAAAGCTGAACTGATTAATAAATCATCAACAGTTATTGTCTTTTCTGCTACTGGTGGTGCAGAGTCTGAGTTACCTAGGATGCTGTTTCCGGGTGTATGATACTCGGCTTTTGTGCGTCCAGTGTAGATGAACTGAAGAGATTTTCCGTTCTGAAGTGTTCTTCTCATCACAAGGTCACGAGCTATCGTGTTCCTTTGGAAGCCTTTGAACATTTCTCCGGAAAACAATTTAAGGTAGAGTTGTCTCTTATCACCACTACCATTAGCCTGACCCAGATTGGTAATACCTGTAGTCAGTGTTGAATTTTGTTGTCCCATTTCTAAGAATGTATTATGTGTTTACGTTCTCAGTACTGAAATTTTTGGCCAGTTTTTTGTGGTCTATCCCACCGTCTAGACGGCAATAGGTATCCCGCGTACGGGGCTGTTGCCAATAGGTAAGGGAGGACTCGAACCTCCCAGTGTGCCACTTACCTGTTGGGTGTGTATGCGATGCCACGATACTTAAGTTTCATAGCTCTAGCATGATCTTTCTGCTCTTTAACACGAGCTTGTAGTTCTACTGGAGACATAATATACCTCAGTACCTGACCCCCGTTCCATGGTCAGATCTCATGCGTCCCGAAGGATGAACGGACGTGGACTTATGCTAAGTCTAGAGGGAAATTATGTGCGTTTCTCTCGTGCATTACTTCCATACCAAGGTTCTGTCTGTTAACGACATCAGCCCATGTAGGTATAATCTTGCCATTAACGTCAACGACTGACTGGTTAAAGTTGAAACCGTTTAAGTTAAAAGCCATTGTTGATATGCCCATTGAGGTGATCCATATAGCAACGACAGGAAACACAGCAAGGAAGAAATGAAGAGCACGGCTGTTGTTGAAGGATGCATACTGGAAAATCAGTCTGCCGAAATAGCCATGAGCAGCGACAATATTATAGGTTTCACCATCCTGACCGAACTTGTACCCATAGTTCTGAGACTCGAGTTCAGTTGTCTCGCGAACGAGAGAGCTAGTAACGAGACTTCCATGCATAGCAGAGAAAAGAGCTGCACCGAATACCCCAGCAACACCGACCATATGGAAAGGGTGCATAAGTATATTGTGCTCTGCTTGGAATACGAACATGAAATTGAAAGTACCACTAATACCAAGAGGCATACCATCACTGAAACTCCCTTGACCGAACGGGTACACAAGGAATACAGCGAACGCTGCTGATACAGGTGCAGAGTAAGCTACTGCAATCCAAGGACGCATGCCTAATCTGTAACTGAGTTCCCACTGGCGACCCATGTATGCTGAGATACCAATGAGAAAATGGAAGACAACAAGCTGATAAGGGCCACCATTGTATAGCCACTCGTCTAATGTGCCTGCTTCCCATATAGGATAGAAGTGTAGACCTATAGCATTAGAGCTAGGTACTACTGCTCCTGAGATTATGTTATTACCAAATAGCAAAGAGCCTGCGACTGGCTCACGTATGCCGTCAATGTCGACGGGAGGTGCAGCTATAAATGCTACGATAAAGCATGTTGCTGCTGTTAAGAGTGCGGGTATCATTAATGTACCGAACCACCCCACATAGAGGCGGTTATCGGTAGATGTGACCCACTCACAGAACCTTTGCCAGTTGTTATCTTGTCTAGTTAAAGTTTGTGTTTGAGTTGTAATCATTTTCTAATCTTTAATTTATTTCGTCGTTTGTGATTGTAGTTGATCCTACGGCTACTGGTCTTTGATCTGTTGAACTTGGCCTTTTCGCCTTTCGACATCTCACCAGTAGTCTTAGGAGTCTTGGAAGAAACGCGTTTCGACGGACGGCAAGCTGGATAGCCTTTGCGTTTCTCCCCTTTTTGGCGGCCACAAGGCTTGCCGGTCTTGGTGTCTACCCATTTCTCTTTAAACCATCGTCTTAAACTCATTTGCCTACTGCCTTTTGTGCTTTTTTGTGTGCTGCTGTAAAGCTTTTGCCAGCTCTCATTTCCTTACGCATCATAGCCATGTGTTTGGCAGAGTGATGCTTGGAGTGTTTCTTGAGAGTATCTTGTTGGCGTTTTGTTAGTGCTGCCATTACCTTCTTTTCTTACGTGAATATCCGGGTGCAGCTTTCTTTTTGCCACCGGCTTTAACTTGTCCTTTACATACCTTAACACCGTAAGCGTTAGCGTATGCAGAAGGGTATACTTTGAACTTGCGTTTGGCTGCTGCCTTACCACGAGGACATAACTTACCCATTATTTACCTCCGTGTTTGCAGCCACATTTGCCGCCTTTCTTTTTACCTTTTTTGTGCATTACACTTTGCCCTTTTTGTTTTTATTTTTGTAATATTGAATGACTTTTTTAGAGTCATTTATATCAAACGGGCCGGGCCCAGATAGTCTTTTGTTAGCTTCCCTAACATCTTTAGGTACACCAAAAAACTCTTTGCCCATGGCGATAGCTTTTTTATCGCCTTTGCGGACTTTCTTTTTTCCGTCTTCTGAATAAGTAATAGCCATTAGCATTTCCATCGTCTCATGGCAAGAGCCTTACGTGTAGGCTTGCCGTTTGGTTTTTTCATTGGGCCTTTCATGCCTCTAAAGCGAGCACAGAATGACCTCTTTCTTGGCCCTCCTCCGGGCTGTGGAGCCTTGAGTTTAGAGCCAGTAGCACGATTGTACTTGGCTCTACCCTTGGCTGTTAAACCGCCTTTACGCGATTTTTCCCCTCTTCCGAGAGACAGGCTTACGCCCTTTTTTCTTGCCATTTTTTAATC